ACAGGAAGAGATTCCTGTCGTACCAGAAGTTCTTAAGATCCCCGAGAAGAAGGTAGAAGAAGTCAAGGCTGAGACTCCAGCCGTTGCTACCGAAGATGATTGGAAGCAGTGGACTGTTGAGTTTGCTACCAATAATGATCTATCTCCCGAGACTCTTGATACGATTAAGAAGAAGACCAATCTACCAGAATCCATTATTAATGAATACATGATGGGTCAAAAGGCAAAGCTAGAGATTGCTTATAGCAAAGCTGCTGAGCTTATTGGTGGAAAGGATCAACTTGCAAAGATGTTTGATTGGGCTAGTAAGAATCTAACCCAAGCAGAACAGAATGCAATCAATCAGAACCTCGCATCTCCTTCTTGGGATGTTGCTCTCTACGGTCTACAGGCAAAGTATGCCAAGGCTACAGGGACAAGCAAAGCTGCTGAACCCAAACAAACAGCCAAAGGACAAGTTCCAATGGCAAGCACTCAGCAGGGAATCGTTGGTTATCAAACCAAGCGAGAATTCATGGCTGAGCGCAACAACCCAATGTTCAATTCAGATCCTAAGTTCCGCAATTATGTGGAGCAGCGGATGTTGCGAACAGATTTTACAAAACTACCCAAATAATCCGCATCCTGAGACAGCGGATTGACTGAGGATAACCTATGGGTAAATCCCCCGGAAGGTAATGGATGACCCTTGGTTATCCTCACTCAAGCAAGTAGACTCCTTTAGGAATAATCGAACGATTGAGCGCGCTCTTATTGTCTCAAAACTTTTAGTCTACTTACATAAGGAATTAATCTAATGCCAAATTTCGGAACAGGCACAGATATCTCAAATGCTAACATGTTTGCGCTTCAGCGCAGTGGTCTTGGTGATGGTCCTGATGGATCAGGAGCAAACAAGATCTGGCTACCACTCTGGTCAGGCGAAGTAATCAACGCTTATGATCAGTACAATGTTTTTGAAGGTCTTGTCACAAACAAAACACTCTCAGGTGGTTACTCTTATCAGTTCCCAATGACCGGAACTGTTGGTCTTCGTGCATCTTGGGATGCTGGTAAGGAGCTACTCGGTGGCGATTCAACCAGCACTCAGATCAAGGTTGATCTTGATAAGCGTCCAATGGCTGCTCACTTTGAGTGCGACAATGTTGACTTGCTAGTTACTCAGTGGGATTACCGCTCTGAGCTAGCTCGTCAGGCTGGTCTAACCCTAGCTAACACCCGTGATCGTCAGCTTTGCATGGGTCTAGTTGCTGCTGGTGTAGTACCACAGTTGGCTTCAGATCCCCGTGGTCTTGCTGCTGCTGCTTTCCACGCTCCAGCTCAGATTGCAACTGGTGCTAACCCACAGAATGCTCCCGGTTCTTGCACTGAGGTTCAGGCTCTCAGCATTCTTCAGGAAATTGAGAACTACCTTGTTGGCTGCCAAGAGAATGATGTACCAGTTGGTACTACCTACTGCGCTGTAACTCCAAAGGTATTCCAAGTTATTCGTGCACTTGGTATTCCTCGCGTTTCTGCTGGTAGCATTGAAGCCGCAAACTCGCTACGAGGCGTAGCTCCAATGTTTGGTGCTTCCGATGTTTATGGTGGTGTTGGCGCTCCAATGTCACAGGGTATGAATACGCTTTCTGATGCCCTTGATTACATGGGTGTCAAGATTATCAAGACCAACCACATTCCAAAGATTGATCATGCTAGTGCTGGTAATGAAATCGGAAGTGCAAAGTATAACCTAACCTGCAATGGTTTCGGTATCTTTGGTATCATCTTCCAGCCAGAAGCAGTTGCTGGTCTATCACTCATGGGCATGAAGGTTGACACCGTACAGGATGTTCGCCGCAACACTCAGTTCACTGTTGCAAGCATGCTTAAGGGTACTGGTATTCTCCGTCCAGAAATGGTTAAGCTCATTACTGCTGGTGCAACAGCCAATGCTACTGATGAGCGAACCGAAATTGCAACTCTCCTAGGCGCTAACTATACAAATGGTTTTGCTGCTGAGTATGCAATTGCCTAATGATTGATTCACTCTCTACTTTCGGGTTTGTGTTTATGAACCGCGTCTGAAGAGGAGGTGATCTCATATCTACCCCCGGCCCCCTTAAGTGGGGGTCGGTGGGTTTTTTCTCTAACAATAAAGGAGGCTATATGGGCTTAATTACTAAGTTACAAGCTATTAATCAAATGCTTCTGGCTTCCGGTGAAAACCTAGTAGCCGACCTAGAAGGCGAATCAGGTATTGATACCGGAATTGCAGAAACAATTCTTGAACAAACAAGTATGGATTTTCAGCTAAGAGGTTTAGCATCCAACAAGTTTGTTAAAAAATATGAGTTAACAACTGATGGCTATATTCTTATGCCTACCCCAGATAACGATGAAGAAGGTATTCTTGCTGCTGAATTAATTTCATTACATTTTGCTGCTGATGGTGAAAGAATGATTAAAGCTAGAATTCTTAAAACAACATCTCCAAATAGACTTTGGAATATAACTGATGATACTGATATTTGGAAAGTATCTGGTGGTCCTTACTACATAGAGTTTATTATGAAACTACCTTGGGACAATATAGATACCGCATCACAAAGAGCAATACTTGCTACTGCTATGCGACACTATCAAAGCATAACTCAAGGTGACGAAGCAACTGATGCTTTCCTTGGATATCAAGAACAACTACACACAATTAAAGGTCGGGCATCGGATATGAATGATAAGAAAAAAAATATCTTTTCTTCTTCAAGTATCTTACGAGATGCTGCTCTACGCTCCCGATACTTTAGCGATCCTAACAGATTTAGGTACTGGCGTACCAGAGGTATTTAATGGCAATACGCAGACGAGGCCCACGGGCTGGATTGGTTACTACCAAGATTCCTGTTTATGTAACAAACAGTGTTGGAAGACAGTCACCAAACCGTAGACAGCCAAACGAGGCGGAAAACATTGATAATGCTCTAGTATCTCTTGAGCGTAACTTTGAAAAGCGTCCCGGCTTTGAAATTGTTCCACAGAAGTCAGTAACAACAGCAACACAATGGAACTTAGGTTCTACAGCAACAAGACTAGATCTTTATTCTTTAGCTAATGTAGATCCTACCCATGATCTTTGGTACTATTGGTATAGTATCAATGAAGAAAATACTTTCTTGGTTGTTATTGACTTTAATGCAACAGCAGATGTAGACAAATTATTCTATATTTTTAGAGTATATCCCACAGGTTCTTGGGAAGATTTAACACCAGCTACACAAACTAATGCAAGTGGTGTAGTAAGTTCAACTACCCGTGCTTATATTACACACAATCCTAATAATAAGACAGCTAAAGAATCTCTTAAAGCTGTGTCTTTAGGTTCTAGTGTTGTTATTCTAAATAAAAATGTACGAGCTGGCTTTAGTTCAGATGTTGGCGGCAAACTTTTTGATTTAAATGGTGTTGTAACAAACACAGATGATATTGAAGGCCGCAAAATTACTTATTATACAGCATCTAAAGTTGCTAAAGTATATAATACAGGTAATGATGGTCTTGCTGCTACAGAAGATGATATTCTTTTAGGATGGCGACCAAGTATTCTTACAGGCAAAGCTGTAAACGGAGGTTCTGCTGATATTCATTTAAATGCTTCAGCATCCAATGCAGTTGGTGCTTATGTAGGAATGAATATTACAATTACAGCAGGAACTGGTGCTGGTCAAACTAGAAGAATCACAGCATATTCAGGTGACACTTCAAAAATTGCCACCGTAGATTCAAATTGGAGTACTAATCCTAGTTCTTCATCTTATTATTCTATTGATTTAAGTACTGTTATTGTTACAGGAACTGCCCAAGCAGGAAGCACTTCAACAACAATTGTATTAGCTTCCACAGCCTCTTCGGTAAATGGTTATTATGCTGGTTCTACTATTACTATAACAAGTGGACTTGGATCAAGTCCAACACAAACAAGAACTATAACTGCATATAATGGTAGTACAAAAGTAGCTACAATAAATACAGCATGGACTACAACGCCAAATACTACTTCTGTCTATAGTATAACAAGTAAAGCTGCTACTTATATTCCAGCTGAAGATTATTTTTATTTTGATAATACTTATGATTATCTTGGTCAAAAAGTAAATGACCTTAGTGATATTCGTTTGCCTCCCGATGACAATGATTGGTTTTCTAATAACTCAGATTTAGATGCCAATAACACAACAGCAAGACAAATGTTACGGTTGTTATATGATAGCGATACAGAATACAAAGACATTATTGATGGTCGTGGTAAGATTTATTTTACTGTAAGCCCTTATTTAAATTCAACTAGTGGGTTTTATCGTGTAATTTCATGGAATCCAACAGGAAATAAGTATTATTATAGTCCAAACGATACTAATAAAGGTATTTATACTTTTTCTGGAACAACCGGAGCAGTAACACATACAACAGAGATTTCTGGATCTGGTCGCCCTTATCTTCAAAAAGTTAGAACACCAGATGAACATTCTTATATTGATCCAAGAAGAATGCCACAAAAACTAACAGTAACTATTGATTCATCAAATGTTACTTCTTGGAAAATGGAGCCAATTAAGTGGACTCCTAGAACATCTGGTGATAAAAAATCTAATCCCGGTCCTAGTATATTTAAAACAGTTGATAGAAAAGAATTAAAACAAGTTCCTATTACTAGTATTACTGTTTTTAAAGATAGACTTTGGTTTGCTGCTGATGATGTAGTCTTTTCATCTCAAACTGGTGAATATGAAAATCTATTCTTAGATGATCCTAGTAATATTGTTACAACAGATCCTATTGATATTCGTATTTCTTCTAACAATTACTGTGAAATTACGAGTATGACACCGTTTGAAGAATATGTATTTATCAATACAAAAGCAAATACACAGTTTCAATTAATGTCTGCTAATGGTCAAGAAATGTCTCCAACCAATGTTGCAGTAGCTCCAGTAACTTATTACTCTACTGCTCCAATTTTAGATCCTCAATTTATTGGATCAAGATTATATTTCTTTGATTCTCAGCGTTTATTCTTGTTTACTGGTAAGGGTAGCATGGGATATGCTTCTGCTGTAGAAGTATCTAGCCAAGCTGCTGGATATCTTCCAAAAAACTATAGGGCAGCAGCAACTGCACCAGCTCAAGATACATTGTTATTTGTTGATGATGACAATCGAAATCATATTTATGGTTATATTAATAGATTTAGCGGTGAAAGAGTTATTCAAAATTCTTTTTATCGTTATATTTTAGCTGAAGAGGATGAAATCGAAGCACTTCAATGCTATGATAATTATATGTATGTTGTTAGCAAAAGAGAAACAGCACCAAATACAGGTACATATAAGTATTATTTTTATAGAAACTTAATGTTAAATGAAGATGTTTATGTTCCGCGTCTTGATCGTATGTTTAAGATGAAGATTATAAATAGCACAAACGAAGCAACACATTGGAATGCTAGTTATGATCCATATACTGCTAAAACAACATATAGAATTCCGGGACATACCAATATAACAGCAAATCAAGAATATTTTGTTGTACTCTTTAAAGGTTGGAATACAAATGAAGAAGATTTAAGCAATGTTGCTATACAACCTTATTCAGTAGAAAACAAAGTTGATAATAATAATAATCCTTACACAGAAATTGTAGTATTAGGTGCGGATTATGCAGTACAAAACTACTATGTTTATATTGGAATTCGTTTCAAGATGAAGGTAGAATTAAGTACTCTTTTTGTACGCGATGAAAATAACAATATTATTGACGGTGTATTAAATATTAGAAGTGCCGTATTTAGGCACTACTTTACTGGTCCATATGATATTGAAGTTACTCATCGTGGTCGGCCTGCTTTTACAACAAGCTATCTTCCAACAAGACCAGAATACACACAATATGAAGATACTTTGCCATTAGAAATTTTCCAAAAACAAGGAGAATTTGTAACAAAAATAATGGGGTATTCTGATTCCACAACAATCTCTATCAGTAGTGAATATCCTACTCCTGTTAATATTACTAATATGGAGTTTAAAGGAAAGTTTAAACAAAAGTATACTACTATTGATACTTAATTGGAGAAACAATGACAACATATGATAACCTAAATATAGCCACAGTTTCTCTGACATTTCAAGGAGAACTAGATCCATCAATAAGTACACGAACTTTTGATCTTAGTACTATTGATTTCTTGCCAAATGTTCCTTTGATTGATCAGATTGAAGTTGAGCGTATATTTGATACTGGCTTTGAAACAAAATTTGGTGGTAATATTTTTACCATTGCTGATCGAAGACAAATGTTTATTCTTCCTAAAGCATGGTATTCTATTAACGAACAAACCAAAATACTTACTGTTGTAGACTTAAGTACTATTCCTACTTGGACACAGCAAAACAATTTATACTATCCGAATTCTAGAACTTTTATTTTAGAAACTTTGGATGAATATAATGCAATACAAACAATTGATATTCCTAATTTTTTGTTTAATAATGTTGCAATAAATACACCATATATTAGACAACCAGATATTGTTATTATTCGTCGTAAAACTTTATCAATTGATAGCATTGTAACTTTTGCTCCCGGTACTCGCCTTACAACTACACAGTTAAACCTACAATTCAATCAATTAAAATATATTGTACAAGAATTAATTTCTAAACTAAGAAATGAAAGTATTCTAAAATACGACGAAAACGCAATTGATGGTCCCTTCTTGGGTGGCAGTGATTTGCGAATGTCTAATAACTATATTAAAGACATGAATAGTGTGCCTATTCATAAAACCTATGCATCATATAGTTCAGCACAAGATGGAAATGTAAATTACACTGGATCAACTTTTGCGGCTAATGTTGGTGTTGTACATGATGCCTTAACTCAAGGCACTATTTGTAGAACAACAATGCAAGATGCATATTCAGGCGAATTTACAGCAACTCCTTCTGGTGGTTCTCCTTTGCGTATTACTGGAATGGCTGATGGTCAAAATAACGCAGATGCAGCTACATTAGGTCAGGTACGCAATGCAACCAATATTACTACAGGAACACTAACTAATACTGTTCTTAGTAACATTCCACTATCAAAACTAAGTAATGTATCAGGACAAGGCTATACACTACCAGTTGATGCTCTAGCTAATAGTGGAGCAACAGAAGGAAACTATGGTGCATCTACAGCTGGTAATACCAATAACATGGTATACATGACTGTCGATACTAAGGGGAGAACAACTGCTATTGCTTCTAGAAACATGACTGTAGATGATCTACCAGTTTCTGGTGTAACTGCTTCTACTTATGGTAATGGTTCTACTCCTTTAGTTGAACTTGTTGTAGACTCTAAGGGTCGTATTACAAGTGCAACTGAACGAGCAATAGTAGCTGCAGATCTTCTTTATATCAATGCTGATAATATTAACTCAGGAACTCTTAATGCTAATATACTAGCTACTAGCGGAGTATCTGCGGGTACTACAACTATTCCTAACTCTATTACTGTTGATAATAAAGGAAGAGTAACTGCAATTGCTGGTGGTAGCATTCCTGCTGCTAATGTGTCAGGTTTTGATACACAAGTCCGTACTAATAGACTTGATCAAATGGCTGCTCCGACAGCAAGTGTAAGTTTTAATTCACAAAAAATTACAAACCTAGCTACTCCAACTGTTTCTACAGATGCTGCTAGCAAAAGTTATGTAGATGGTTATGCCGCTCCTCTATCAACTTTTAACACAGATGTTACTAATCTAATTCAATCAAACTCTGTTTATTGGGATAGTGGTAATGATAGATATACAGCTCAACGAAGCGGTGTCGATAAAAAGATTGCTGGAGTTGCTAATCCAAGCAATAACAATGATGCTGTAAACTTAAACTACTTTAATACAAATGCTTTAGTTGTTTCTGGTGGTGTAATTAGTGCGGCTTCTACACCTATTACAAATATGACAATGAGAGCTGCTGGAAGTGTTACTGCTAATGATGCAGTAAACTATGGGTTTATTGAAAACCTAGTACTTACACCCGGTACAACTCTTATTGGTTCTACTACGCCACAAATCTATAGAGATGCGTGGAGTAACCTAAGTAAAACAACTAGTCATTTAACTGGCTTTGATAGATATCAAAGAACATTTACAGACCTAGGGGCAGTAGCCTCAACAATGGTATTGCTTGAAGCAGATTCTGTAACAAAAACATTTGTTCCATATTCTGTTGCCGCTGTTGGTGGTGGAAGCCCTACTGTACATGATGGTTATTTTTGGCTAGATACAAGTGGTGCTAACAAAGTTTTAAATATTTGGCTAACTACAGGAACTACTCCTTCAGGTAATCTAGTTACTAGAAACTTTGGTCTATCCCGCCTTGTCTCTGGTGCTCTCGCAACAACCAGCTCAACAGGTCTTGTTTCTATTCTAGCTGGTAATGATGGTGGTATAAATGTTTCTGCTGGAGAACTATCTTTAAAAACAGCAACTGCATCTCAAATTGGTGGTATCAAACTTGGTACTGGTCTTGTTGATATAGGTTCTAGTGTTATTAAAGTAGATCTTTCAGATTCTACTTCACTTAATAACTCAAGTAAAGCTGCTTCTTCTAAAGCAGTTAAAGATACATATGACTATGCTGTTGGTGTAAATAATACAGTAACTTCCTTAAGTTCAACAGTTTCATCTGTTAGCTCAACAGCAACATCAGCTCAGACTACAGCAAATGCTGCTTTAGCTCGTACTGGCGGAATAATGACAGGCAAACTAACAACAGTAACTCCAGCTTCTGGTACTGCCAGTATTGTATTGCCTTCTGGTTCTGCTCCTACTATACCAGTATCTGGCGATGTTTGGAATAATGCAGGAACGCTACAGTTCTATAATGGTTCTGCTACTAAGAGTATTGCTTTTACTGATTCCAATATTACAGGTAATGCAGCCACAGCAACACAATTGGCTAATGGTCGAACTATTCAATTAACTGGAGCAGTTACTGGAACAAGCAGTGCTTTCAATGGAACTGCTAATCTAAGTTTTGCCACTTCTTTAAGTTCTTCTGTTGCTGTTACTTCCCTACAAGGAACAGCAAATCAAGTTCTTGTAAACGCAACAAGTGGAACAGCTACTACTGGTGCTGTAACATTAACATTACCACAGTCTATTGGCACAACTTCAACACCAACCTTTGGCTCTGTTACTGCTAAGAATCTAACACTAGGTTCAAGCAATAACACGATTGTTAGTACTGATACTAATGGTAATATTAATTTAGATCCCAATGGTACTGGTATCGTTAACATTCAATCTCCATTGGATGTCGATGGTACTTTGAATGTTGATGGAGCAACTACACTGGTTGGTAATGTTACAATCAATTCACCATCTACGCTAACTCTCTTAAACAGTGAAGGTAAGATTTCACTTGGAGCAGCTAGTAGTACCACAAGTATTAACCGACAGGTATCTACCGCAGCTCCAGCAACATCTGGAGATCTAGTACTAAGAGTTCCTACTTCTGGTAAAGCATGGCTTGTAGCTAACGATACAATTAACACAACACCTACAGCTAATGATGAGGTTATTACTAAGTCTGCTTTGAATACAGCCTTGGGTTCTTATGCGACTACAGTAAGCCTTGGAACTTACATGGCTATTACTGGTAATCTTACTACTGGTGAGACTGACCAAGTTCTTGGTACTGGTGCATCAGCCACAGGTAACTTTATTGTCAAGACTGCTAATACAAATAGACTTACAATTAATTCTTCTGGTACTACATCATTAACTGGCGGTCTTAGTGTAACTGGTGCTATTACTGCTTCAGGTAAGATTAGTTCAGCAGCTACTGTAGATGGGGATGCTGGTACTGTTCTTACTACTAAGGGATATGTTAATGGTTTATTTTCTGTAAATTCACATACTATTGTGACTAGAACAGGATACACCGAAAGCACTCCAATAGGTTGGGCAAAAGCCGGTCCTTTATATTTTCAATGGGGTAGAGCATTTGGACTATACGATGGAAATGCTAACACTGGCGGTCAGCAACGAGATATTTACTTTCCTGTTTCATTCCCTAATGCTTGTTTAAGCGTACAACTGCATCCAATTCCTGTAGAAAGTAATACTACATACGCTCCGGGTGTTTATGCTAGCACTATGACAAAAACAAAATTTATGGTTGGTTGGAATGGTGCATGGGAAGATGACATACACTGGTTTGCTATTGGATACTAAATTCAAGTATTTTTAGGAATAATTATGGTAGAAAATAACCTTGCAATATATGTTTCTGTTATGCAATTAGCTATTCTCACCATTGGTGTAGTAACTGTAATTGTCAGGTTAGGTAAGCGAGAAGCAATGATCGAATCTAACTCAGAAGAGCTAAAGCAGCTCAAAGAAATAACAAAGGATCTAGTCAAGGCTGACATTGAAAACAGCAAAAACATTCTTACGGTAGTAGGAGACCTAAAGGCACTAAAGTGCCGAGTAGAAATGCTGGAGAAAAAATGATTCGCTATCTTTGGTTCTTGTTGTTAGTTGGCTGTTCTTCAACAACAGAAATATCAACTAGCAACCATTACATACAAAAAGAAGCTATGTCTATTCTTCAAACTAATGATATTAAGGTAGCCCATAAGCATGCTCATAATATCATTGGCGAGTCAGCAGACATAGCAGGAGCCGTTGGCAATGTAAAAGATACTACCCCGTGGTGGGCAGATATGCTTAGCTATGGTTTTATAGCCTTAGCAATCATCGGTGTATGTTTCCTCCTCTGGTATACTGGAGTAGGTACTCTAATTAAAAAGGTGGTCTATTCATTA